AGCGTGGAAATCTTTTCGCGAATAAGAGCGTCAACAGCAGGAGTAGAAACACGCCCTTGAGTGAGTGCCACAACAGAGTAAGAGCCGTTTTCCACCCGTCCAAGCGTGTACAGCACGCCTTTAACTTCCGCTTTAGCATGAGGTCCGGCACAACCAACCGCCTGAGTAGCGGCACGTTGCCACTGAAACGGAGTGGTTACAGATGAGGTAATGGTAAACAGGAAGGCATTGTCAGAATCAAACACCCATAGAGAGCCGTTTAGGTTGTGAATCCCGGTAAGCTGCGAAACCGAAGTGTCAGGGCTGAAAAACTGGGTATTAAGCGGAACTAAATCACCAATATCCGAGTAATAACAGCGGAACCGATCAGAGCCTGTAATGTCATAATTGACCCATACCATACGCCCTCCGGCGTAGGCAACATCATGGAATGTCGGGTTAAGCGGAAATTCAGATAGAACATCTATCGTTGTAGCAAGTGTTCCCGGGAATGAAATCTGACAGTACGAACCATTGCCTCCAACGTTGCCACCAGCATAAGCAGGGGAGCAGATAATAATGTCTGACTGTGACGATGTCACACGCGCATATTCAAAACCATCAGAAAAATTCAGTTTTGTCGGCTTCCCGGTGCTTCCGTCGTAAAACATAGCAAATGTCTGGAAAGGGATAATAACTTGAGACCCCGCGGAACCAGAAGCCGCGGCATTAGGCGACACCGCAACACTGGAAACCTGAGAGGTAATCTCTCCAGATACTGCAGTCGAATAATCCTGCGTAGCTGTAACACTTGCAGCCTCGACAGGCCCAATCTGAGACAACCCAGACGGGCATTCCAGCATGTTCTGAGACAGCCCGCCCGACGGCTCATTGATGGGAATCAGGTTAACGCAACGGCGAACGCTGTTCTTTGTCGTAGTTGATTCGTAAAACCCGTTCAGCGGCAGTTCTTGCATTAGCGCTCACTCACGAAAATGTATGATCCGTTTTCAGCTGTTACGTTCGTCGTGTCACTCAGGTTTGCTACCTGAAATTTAATGTAATCGTTCTGGTCAAGCTCAAATGGGGCGATATTAACGAAGTTAGCTTTATCGGTAGTGATGATAAAGTTATTAATCGTCTGGACTTGCGGGACTTCGATATCCACAAAAGTGGACGCAGAGTCATCCCATTTTACCAGCTTCAGACCGATTTCATCGCCCTGACCGCCTGCTATATTAACAGACAGACTAGCCACAAACTCGCGTGGCGTGTTGCCGATATTTCGTAGCTGACCGTTAGCCGGTGAATCAAAGTGCTGGAGGTCAGATGCTGTGAACGTGCCCGCCAAATCAACATATGTCCCAGCGGCTGAGATTGTCGTGGTTGTCTCAGCTGTAACAGTTAGGCGCCCACCAACATGTGTGTTGTCAATGCCCACACAATCCTGAAACAGAGCGCAAATATCAGCGCCAGACATATTCGGGATAATCGTCGAGTCGTCAGGGTCAAACACACCGTTACGCTGCAGCAGAGCGCCGTTTACTTGCACTGTAGACGGGTTTGGAAACTGCGATGAGGCAAAGTCAAATAGAGATGCAGTAGCACCCAAATCCGCGTTAATGTCAGTAAGGAATCGACCCGACATAGAGAAACCTGCGCCAGCTTCGAACAGTGGAGCATTCATAGCCGCATCCAGCCCGCGCACAATTGAGGTAGTGATTCGATAACCACCAACCCACGTTCCTGACAGCGTCAGAGTAGGAGTTCCACCGAGTCGCCCCGTACCGATTTCCAGACCCTGCCGATAGCCGTTAATCTCACCCAGAGACGTACAGTTGTTGTAGTTTATTTTGTCGAACTCAAACGCATTGAAACCAGTAGCGTCAGTCAGGTCATAAACCTGTGAGTTAGCGCCTGTGACCTCGACATAATATTCCATGCCAAGCACGTTTCCTGAACCGCCCAGTTCAGACTCAAACAGCGTGTAATTGTCATCGCTACACACCAGCCCCGAGATATCAAACGACTGACCACGGATTGACAGGCCACCAGCAGGGACAGTGATATTCAGGCCGGTTCCGGTAAAGTCAATAATTCCATCAAGCTCGTAAATCACAGAGCTGGACAGCGTGCCGGACAGGTCTGACGGTTCGGATACACGGACAATAGTGTCGTAAATCGGAGCTAAGCGACCATCGCCGGAATTGAATCGCAGCCAGTTAGCCTTCATTGGTCAGCACCTTTCTGCATTGCCCACGCCCGGGCATAAAGCCCAGAGTCAACACCAGATAGCTCTAGTGTTGCGCCTGTGAAATTACCGGTCGCAGCAGGCTGCAGTGTGGTCGCCAGATATGTATCAGCCGCATTAAATTCACCGGAATCAATGGCAACAGTCGCGTCGCCATCCTTGCCGGAGAAAGTGACCGTGCCAGTTGTAGGCGTCGCCAAGGTTGACAGTGTGGCATCAGTGTAAAACACGATACTGAAATATACCCGCTCGTACTTTTCGTCAAGATTCAGGGCTTGGAATTCATCCGTTCCGCCCGTAATTGGCAGGGCCTCAGAGCCAGTGCCATTAACCTTGAAATAGGTCTTCTTACTCATTTCAGAGACTCCAACTCAGTCAGGGCGGTATCACGAATATTAACAGCCGCTTCAATTGTTTCTGCGTCCATTATATCGCGCTTTGCCTTCAGGCGAATCCGCCGGATTTCCAGAAGCGCATAGTTCAGAGAATCGGCACTTGCCTCAATGCTGGCCGCTGCGTCTTCAACAGAGAGTCCAGAGGCGTCCACCCACGATTGCAGCGCAGATGGCACATCATTGGCAGGAGAGCCGTTAGAACGCCACTCAGCCACCTGTGCCTGTGTCAGTTTGTATTCCTGATCAGCAAGCGAATAAGGGGCAAACGATTCAGCAACGGAACCTGCCAAAGCGTCAATAGAGAGACAAAGTTCATCTTTAGTAAAGCTCTGCACAGGCTCAACACAAACAAGCGCACCGTCAACTACGGATATCACTTTTCCTGCCGACTGTTCAGAAAGCAAATCACTGTATTCTTCATCAGTCAGGACAATATCAGAATCTTCCGGATTGCCGTGAATATTGCTGTCCCTGAATCCATCGCGCCAATATTTCATATCAATGCCCTATCATAAAAAAGCGGTAATCTTGAGCGTACTGCGTGTTCCAGCGGTGCTCCCACGTCAGTGAAGATGCCGTAACAGATGCAACCACAGTACCCTCATCAGCGGTGCCTGTCGCAGTGGTTCCGGCTGTTGCTGACATTATCGCCTGCAAAGTTCCAGTAGGGAAAGTTATCGGGAAATTCAGAACATGAGAGCTTCCATTCGTCGCCGATACCGTTTGCGTGGCCCATTGCAGAATCAAACCGCCCGGAAACTGTATATACCCGTTAGCCGTAAAAGGACCGGCGTCAAAGTCTTCGTAGGCGAACGTCCCGAGGCTTGAATTTAGTGGAACATCAGAAGCCCCGGCGCCAGTGTCCACATACGCTGCAGTGCCAAGGTCTGAATTAAGAGGAACGTCACCGGGGTCTGTGCCGGTATCGACACTGGCAGCTGTTCCCAAGTCGCCGTTAAGTGGAACCTCATCGCCTGCTGTTCCAAGATTGGCGTATGCTGCTGTACCAACCGAGAACGAAGACGGGATAGTAATCCGCGCAGCTTCCCCAGCCGAATCAATTCCGACAAAGCTATCACCCGCCGTTGTCGGCCTTGCCGTAAGGTCTTTAAACTCTATTTCACTCATGCTTCACCTGCGCTTATTTCGTCGTTTGTCACAGTGTTATCACGCCCGCTGCGGCCACTTTATCGTAACCCTGTTGATTCGGGTGTAGTCCGTCGTTCGTGTCGGAGAAATCAGCCCAAGTTCCCGGAGTTGTTCCGCTCTCCAATGGTGCGGCAACGTCAAACCATCCGGTAAACACTGAATCGAACTCACCTGAGCGCAGTCGCGTGTTGAAATCGACAACTTTCGGGGTGACAGTGTTCGGATTATTGCTTGTGTCTGTCCGGGGGCACATTGTGCAGATGTAGAAATCCTTACCGGCATATGCTGGCAGGTTGCGCATTGCCGTAAGGTCATCAAAAACCTGCTGAACAGTGCGTCCGCCGCCACCAAGGTCATTTGTTCCGTAGTTTGTAATTACCACATCAATGTACGGATCAAGGTCGGCTATATTGCTGCGATTTGAAAGAAACGTCTGAACCTGAGAGCCAGGCATCGCCATGATGACGTTAGGGTGAGCGCCCGTGAGGCTTTGCGACAGAATGCCGTAATCACCATCAACCCTGCGTTCATCCCCAGTTTCACCCCAGCATATAGAGTCACCAATAAGCAGCGCGCCACGAACAGAGCCGCTAGCACGACCAAGCAGTGCAAACGGAGGAAGCGAAAGACCGTCAGAACCTGCAATGGTCCCCGACATCGTTTTATCCGTAACGGTTGCGCCAAACTCCATTCGGTTTCCTACTGACTGAGTAACCTTATCACTGTATATAATGCCTGTTGCAGAGCGGTAATAAATCCGGACAAAATGAGTAGCGCCCGCAGCAATCGGAGCTGTAAGTTCCACTTCGTCAGAAATAACCGCATCACCATCAGCAATTACAGCGTCATTTGAGCCGCCGAATGTAATCCGAGTGAAATTACCCAGATTATCGACGATTGACGCGGATATAGTCGCAGACCATCCCGGTGAATTTTTGGTGATGTTCGGAGACGAACCAGAGCCGTAATACGCATTGTCAAAAAACAGTCGCATATGCGTCTGCTCTTGCTGAACTGTGAAAATAGTCTGGCTCATAGCCTGCTGAGAACTGCCAATTGTCCGAGTGCTGGCGTGATAACCAGACTCGCCGAACGCCGCGACGGTTTCAACATATCCAGCACCAGAACTCCACACCTCCTGCATTCCGACATATAGCTTGCTTACCGGAGTGGAGCCAATGTAAACGCCTGTAGCGTCTGAAAGTCTCATTTCAGCACCTCAGCCCGTGGTGATGTAAAGAACGTCGTCAGATGGCGTTGTGGCCGCATACTGAGCGTCGGTCAGGACAACTGCATTATTCAGGCTGACACTGTTAATTCCCGGTTGGGTGTCAACGCCAGAATCAACCATCTGAATATAGCCACCGCCGGAAATGCCTGATACGACAAAGCGCCAGTCAGTCACATCCGATTCAGAGAAATAAAATTCAGCAACATCAGGCGAAGTCAGCTCAGCAAAACCTACAGGCTCCCACGGCTTGCCGTCGGGCTTGTATTGCACGGCAACTTTCCCGGCAGTGAACTGAGAGAAGGCCAGTTTTATGTAGTGGTCTGACGCTGTGTTTGTTCCGGTAACAGTAACGTCTGCCTCTTGATAAGTGCCATTTGTTGGCGGTATTACGAAAGTTTTCATTAGCTGCTACCTATCGTCATATAAGAGCCGTTAAGGGTGATGTAAGAGCCATCAATTTTGATAGCTCCGTTAATGCTGCGCTGTACCAGTGAGTCACGATAGAAGCGCCCACGGTCGCGGTATGGCTGGCGCTGGTTCCCAGAACCAAAGGGCATTCTGTTTGGGTGTTTCCAGTTAATTGGAAGTGCCGACAGTTTGCGAATAGCGGCAAGGCCAGCGGCAGAAGATGAAGCAAGGCGCGGCGTAGTGGCAAGGCCAAGTGATTCAGCAAGATTCAGGGCAAGCATTGAGATAAGCCCTTCGTTGTATCGCTGATCCATTCCAGTGTCTTGGTCAATCGTGGAATTGTCGTGATACCCAAGCGGGCCTAATCCGCCCTCAAGGCCGTAAACCATATTCTTGAAATCAGACAAGGCGTCATCGTAATCCTGAGTAGAGACATCAGAATAACCAATCCGACGATACGCTTTTGTGATGATTTCACGGTTAGTAGCCATTACACACCTAATTCAGATTTGAGCGTCTTAATCCGCTTCGTGTCCCAGCCTTCAATTCCGGCTTCTTTTGCCGCCTGACGTACTTCATCAGCAGAAAGAGCGCCCGAATCGTTTGTGTCAATTTTATCAGACTTTTCCGCTTTGAGGATATCCCAAGCGTCACCCCAGCCTTCTGACCGGTATTTATCCGCTTCTGATTCATCAATTACGACAGCATCAAGTTTAATGCCATGAAAGTCGTACTGCGTGCCTTTCTTGTATAGTCGAATCATTACCCTTCCTCGTTAAAGAAAGGGGGCCGAAGCCCCCCCAGTCATCAAGCTACAACAAACATGCCGTTGCGGCTTGGGTCGCGGTTTGTCAGTCCGTACCAAGTGAACAGGCGGCACTTCAGGCTCATGTCATTGATAGAGCCTTGGTAAGCCATGTACACGGTAGTACCAGAAGACAGAGTCTCACGGATAACGGTCATGCCGTCCAGCTGACCCAGATAGTCGATAGGAGCATCTGCGTTCAGGATTTCGATTGAATCGTTAGTCCAGAAGATGTTCCCGCGCTTGCTGGTATCGGTGTTCAGACGAACAATGGCAGTGCCAGAGGTAATCTGAGTATCGATGTTCGCGAACGCTTTTTCATCATCAGTGAGGCCGGCATCATCAGCTGCAATCGGGCGCGGATAAACCTTAATGTTGTTGCCAGACTTCGCAACAATCTTAAAGGTCATCGTTTGACCGGTAGGAGTCTTGTCGTGCAGGCCAACAGAGTTAACACCAGTGAACTCTACCCAGTCGCCAACATTGAAGCCAGAAGCGTCAGTAATAGCGATGTCGTCAGAGATACGGTAATCAACCGGCAGAACCTGACCAGCAACTGTCTGATTCGCTACCGGGCCTTGCGACACAGTAGTTGCAACAGTGGTTGACGGAGAAGCGCCACCGGTAATTGCAGGCATCACTGAGGATTCGTACAGGTCAAGACCAGCAGTGTTGTATGCAATCATGCCGTTTTTGTAAACAGTCTCAGGCATACCATTCATGTTCGAACGGTTCGCAACGTCAGAGCTAATGCGCTGAGCATCGCGGTCATTCAGGAACATGGTAACACCAGCGGACATGTCAGCCTGACGTTCAGACAGGATAGTGGTTGCCAGTTTGATTGCATCGTAACCAGTATTACCAACAGAACCATCTACAGTAGAACGGTAGTAGATAGAGCCAGTGTCTTTCACCAGTGACGCAATACGACTATTCTGGTCTGCCAGCAGGCGAGAAGAAGCAGCACGGGCCGCACGTTCCATAAAGGAGCGGTCGCGGAAGTCGTCAGCACGGAGAGAGTGCAGACTGTTCTGAGGGTCGCCCAGCGCAGCCGGGTAGGACAGCTCGATAATGTCACCGAAATCAGAGTCAGTGAACGTCCAGCCTTCTTTCACAGCGCGTTGCTGTTCAATCTGACGCCAGATTTGATTCTGAGCATTCTGCAGCTCAGCACCTGACACGTTGTATTTTTCAGCTTTGACGGCAAGCGCCTGCTGTTTTTCCATCTGGTCAAGGACGTCGTTAAACATCACCTTGACTTGTTTTGCAGTATTAAGAGACATAAGTCACCTCACAGGAGTTCATGATTTTCAATTCTTCGCCCGATCTGCCGTTCAATCTCAGCCTTACGCTTTCGATATTCAGCAGTATCAGACTCAATAAGCTTGCTGAGTTCCTTCTTCCACGCTGTGGTATTGACCGGGGCCGGAGCACCACCTTCAAGACCTGAATCAGCATCAGGAACAACACGCTTTTTCTTTTGAATCAGCAACTCGCGATAACCAAGTTTTGCCAGCTCATTCAACGCTTCAGGTGCGGACAAGCTGTTAATCTCCCGTGCCCGTTCTGGATTCCGACCCAGAAAGTTAATCACGGCAGCAGCCTCTCTCGAATCAGCACCAAAGAATCCCGCAATGTAGTCAACTGACCCCGGAATCATCTTGTCCAGCTTACCTGCAGAATCATCGAACGTTTCCAGATTCAGTGATTCAGCGGCCTTAGCCACCTTCTGCACTGCCTGAATACGCTTGCGCTCCTGTTCAATAAACTGCTGGCGCTTTTGCGTTTCCTGAACCTGACTGGTTGACCGGGCATTTTGCGCATCAAAGAGCCATTGGCTCTGAGCAGCGTTAAACGCCGCCTGCGCTCGTGACTGGTCATAGCCGTACTTTTCCAGAGCCGAATCAGAGAAATAGTCTTCCCACTTCGGTTGCTCAGGCAGAGACGGCTGCACACTCAGCTTTTCTTTCAGACTCTCAGGGATATAACCCTGCTCAATCTGACGCAATTGCTCTTCAGCTTCCTGAGCGCGGCGCTTGGCCTCTTTTGCTTCAATCCGCTGTTTTGCAAATGCTGCGTTTTGCTTCTTCGCTTCCGGTGACGGTTCCGGCTTACGCTCAACAACTTCGTATTCGTCCTCACCTTCTTCGGCTTCTGAATCCTCGCCCGCCACAGGCTCCGATTCTTCCACTTCTTCCGTATCGGTTGTGGCTTCCTCTACGGCTTCCGGTTCGTTTTCGTACTCGTCATCTTGCATCACGTCGTTTGTGCTCATGCGAACTCCTGCATGGTAGGGTAGATAATCGCGCTATTAAAGCCAGCGGAGGCCATAACGATATTCTATAAGAATTGGGTTTCTTATAGCAAACACCTTATTGCATTGCGCCGTATTGCTGTGTTAGCCGGTCGGCTGCATTGCCTTTAATTTGCTGCTCTTTCTCCACAAGTTCAAGAACCTTGTTCAGTCGGTCAAGGTCTACCTGCTGGAGTCGTGACAGAATCTCAGCCGTCTGCGCTTGCTTATACTCAGCATCAGCAACAGACTTGGCCGCATCAAACTGGGCTGAATTGAGCTTGGTTTGTGCCGTCATTACATCAGCTTGGGCTTTCATCATTTCAGCCTGACCAATCATCTGGTCAGCGGATGGTGGCTGTTGTGCAGCAGCCTGCTGAAGCTGAGCCAAGAACATCTGCTCTTCTTCTGTCTTCGGCTTGCGAATACCAGCCTTCAGCGCTTCTGCCTTCAGGTACTCTTCAAAGTCCTGTCCGCCCGGTACGTCCAGCATGGTCATATATTGCAGGTAAGCCAGTCTACCCAATGGGTCTTGAGCGCCAAGTGCTTGTGCGGTCTCCAGTAGTGTCGCCTTTGCTGCGTCCTTCTGGTCTTGGAACGCTGGGCCAATGTCTGTGTACACTTCAAAGGAAATGTCAGCGATTTCGTTCTTGATATGCGGGCGCCCGGTGCTGTCATATCCCGGCTCATTGATAGTAACCAGCTCGGTCACATCATCTTCACCCATAGACGGGACTTCCATCTCATCCACATAAATCTCAGCAGCGATAGACTGATAAATCTCACCGTCGCGGCGCATCGCCGTGGCAAGATTGTGTTGATACACGAACGTCTGCATCTGGTTCTGACTGTTAGCCAGTCGAAGCTGACCCTCTGTCACACCATCACTCAGGGCGTTTTCACCAACTACCGGAGTTACAGTAACGTCCTGAACCGCCTTTTCAGTCAGTTGTAGGAATGTTGCTTCAGCCCCGGTGATTTGCGGGCCTTCCATGTACTGAATTGTTCGGTCGATAGGCTGGCCTTGCTCATCACGGGCATTCATTAGGTAATAGGCGTAATCACCATCTGACGTGTACATGTACTCATGGCCGCGTATTTGCTCATCAGTGAACACAGGCTTGCGTCTCGGACTTCTACCCATTTGGTCAGCAACAAACGACATACCCATATTGTGAAGGCGTTGCGGGTCTTTAGCGCGGCGAACCATACCCTCCCAGTACTCTTGTCCCTCAATGTAACGCCACTCACCGAATACCGGAATGATAGGGATGTGCTCACCAGCAACGCGGACGGGGCCATCAATAACACCGTCGCCATCAACGATATATTTATTGACTTCACGAACCTTGACCTCTTTGCGGGCTGTTACGTCGTAACCCATATCTGCCAGCGCCGCTACCTCATCACCCTTGTTACGTGGGACGGTGATGGTTTCATAGCCATTCGACATGACTAAGACTTTCTTTTTCTTGGTCTTTACTTCGTAGTGCTCAGCAACCCAGACATAATCGCCACCAGAGAAAGCAAACACACCAGAGTTGGCAGGAGAGGCCGCACTTGCTCCTGTGTGGTGGTCGCACCCGTATTCCTCGCATAGCTCTTTGTGAGAGTCTTTTGTGTAGCGAGTAAGAATGCCGCCCCACTTGGCGTCTGACTTGTCTCTACGGGTCGCGGCAGGGTCAAAGTAAACCGTGTTGTTAGCTTCATGGATTGGCTTTCGGACAATGCGCTGCGTCGTTACATCGTTTTCACCGTGGTCCTCGTACTCAGTGCAGATACGCCACGCACCAAAGCCAACAGACACCTGAGAGTCAATGGCAATATCAAGAGCTTCCTTAGCCATGTTCGTGCGCATACTGGCTCGATACATGCCCTGTAGCGTCTCTGCAGCCTCTTTGTTGGACTCATCCCCGCCAACAGCCCGATACTTGACGCTGATAGGGTTTGCCAGCATCTCAGACTTAACCTGACGAATCTGCCGACTAATGATGTCGAATTGACCCCGATACTCATTATCTGAGTAATCCTCTAGGTCTTCGTCCCATTGATTGAAGTGAGCAAAAATCCAGTCATCTGCAGCGCGGTCTCTTGGCTCCCGCGTAAAATCAAAAGCCTTGTCAATCTTCTCTTTGATATCTACCGCGTCATCATACATTGTCAGCGTGTCCTGTATCGTTTTACCTGTGGCGGCGCTACCGTTTGTGATTGCCGCTTAAGTGCTACATGCCTAATACACATCATAACACTATCAGTCAAGTTAGGCGATTTAACCTTAAACTTGCTGCGCATCTCCTGTTTTGTGTACAGCTCGAACAGCCCAGAGCTATTCGGCTTAATCGGCATACGGCACATTTCAGACCTGAGTTTTGACAGGTGCTTAATCTCAGAGCTAAAACTGATCAGTTCTTCAGGGTCGCACAACTCACCAAACACCACGGCTCGGTATGTCCTGTAAACCCTGTCTCTGAGTTCTGCGTAATACTGCGCCCGCTTGTTCCTGAATACCTGTTTGTTGGTCTTGCTGTCCTTATGTGTGATTTCGCTTGCTAGTGTCGGTTGATAGATTGCATCAGGAAAATCAGGGGACTCAGCGCCATTGAACTGAGACACAACCACCTGTTTCCCGTCAAAGTCCTTTGTGATATCCCTGCGCAACCCAAGGCCAAGGCCGCCCACATCCCACTCGAACGCATCAACACCAAGTTGCAGGGCCAGCCCGGTTGCCCAGTCTGCGCCCTCATTCACATCTAGGTCGTCACGCTCTTCTACAGCAAGGAAAACATTGCCATGCCGATACGCGAACGCCTTAGGGTCATCACCCAAGTCTGACGGGTCGTGTGCTGCTTTCCGGATGCCTCTAGGCTCAAATCCGCCCAACTTCTTGTGAGCATCAATACAGGCGTCAAACCATTCGGCCATGATGAGGCCGTTCGGTACTGAGTCATTAAATTCGCCTTCCCAGATATGGTCGTATAGTGCGCGGGGCAGGTGCTCTAAGTCCCATAATCGTTCTTGATTAAGTTCTTCAGGGAACCACGGGTTGTCCTTCCAATTCACGCGGACAATCGTATGTAGTTCGTCCTGATAGAATCCGTCGCGGTCTAGCGCGTCTTTGAATGGCGTTATAAATCGCTTACTGAACGGGTCTTCTGAGCTACCCGGGTTTGCAGTGAAAACAATCTGGCCGCCTTCCTTCCGCATTGTAGGGGTAAGCAGCTTCAGGCTGTTTTCTGTGCTGGCTTGCGCCTCTTCCACCCAAAACAGACCAAACCCATCCATCGACTTAATCGAATCAGGGTTTCGTGCCAGCCCTCTGAATTTCGCCTCACCTCCGGACGCTGACCGGATAGCGTTATTGATAAACGTGAACCCAGAAAGGCCAATACGCCTTACTTGGTTTTCTATGATGGAGTAAACGGAGTCTTCAATGCTGTTCTGAAATTCACGGAAGCAACCGACCTTTACGCCTTGGTCGGCCATCTTGATTCCAGAGACTTGCGCCCACCCCTGAGACTTACCAGAACCACGGCCACCGATAATGACAATGAAGCGACTATCAGCAGTCAGCGCCGGAAGCATTGCCTCTGGAATCGTAGCCTTGTGCGGTTCGTCCGTGTCTACCCATTCGCCATTCTGATACTTGACGGCCTTGACGAACCCGGGGCCGTTATCAGACGGACGGTAAACACCGATAGGCGTAGACTCGCCACTACCACTATTGGCAGCTACACGGCTCTCTAGCTCATCAAGGCGCTTAGATAGGGTCAATCCCCTTTCTCCAGTAGTTGCTCAAGCCGTTCAAGGCGCTCTTTGATTTCCGTCACCTCTTCAACCTTGGCAACGTTCGCCAATGCCTGAATTAGGCCGATACCAATGTCAGGCGGAATGGTTGCATCTGAGATACCTGCCTCGATAGCTTGGGCTTTCTCCAGTAGCGTCCCATCTGCCGGGTAATCAAATTCGATAACCGGGGCAACTTGCTTTGGTATCGGATGCAGGCGCTTCATCATTTCGGTGAATGCAACAGGCTGTAATTTAGCTACCGCCTCATCTTCGGATATACCAAGCGCAGCCATTACCAACAGGTCGTAGAATTCTTTTTCAGACCGCCCCTGACGCTCCAGAGCCTCAATTATCAGCAGGCGCTTATCACGGCCTCTCGGGCTGCGCTCTTTCGGCTGGTTCTCAGAATCAAACTTCGCCATTCCGTCTTTTCCCCGTTTTTCTGTCAATTTGCAGCCTAAAAAAGAGCCTTTCGGCTCATTCGTCGTTTAACTGCTTTCGTAGCAATTCCATCTTCAGTTTGTGGCGCTCATTCCGCTGGCCTCTTTCCTCAAGAAACTTGACCAACATGATAATAAAACCGCCAATACTGACGCACACACCGACAAACTCTGTCGGATTATTTGCGGCGAACGTCCACACCGTTCCTAGAATCAGCATCACTGGCCCGGTCTGCCATCTTTCGTCTATGCTCATTTTCCGCCCTCAGCGTCATCATGATGGAGTGCCCGACCAACCCCACGGCGAACAGAATGAACAGTGAGCTTAATATCTCCATATAGACTCTTGCACCCGTCCAGTGATGATAGTGCGATTAACTCTATCACTGACATGGCTACAAGAACATGACCCTGCACGACACTTGTTGTCACAACGTAAGAAGCTGTAACAGCCAGAGCGGACAGGTAAAGCCACATCAGAACTCGGGAGAGAGGGGTTTTGTTTATGGAGTATTCAGCAAGAGCGATGACAAACAGGGTGAAGTTGATAGCCAGAAGAGCGGTGATTGTTGCCTCATAACTCTGAAGATCAGGAGCAAAGCCAGCAACAGCAAACCCCACCGAAGCGGACGCGGCAAGGTTCTTTCCAGTCTTCAGGAAGATAGCTAGACAGACAGCGCAGAATATGAAGCTCATGACAGAATCTTTGGCTTTTTGGTAATGGTACGGTCAAAGCCTACAGCAACCTTCTGGGCCTTCTTAACCGGCTTCTTGCCTGACTTGTTAGTCTTCGCACGCTGTCCGCGTTGTGGTGTCTTAGTCTTAGCCATTGAATTTCCCCTTTGCCATGCTGTACAGACTGTCGATTGCTGTCAGAACCTGCTGACGATTGTCCAGATATGCTTTAAACGCTTCATCATCAGCAGCGCCCGGCGTTGACTCCACATAAGCCTGAACCTTCTTCTCAGCCCGACTGATTGCAAGATGGAGCATATTGTAAAGCAGAGCCCAGAATACTTTCGCGACCACAGGCCCGAGGACGCTAAGCGCAATCTTTGCCGCTGGTGCGGTTGCAGATGACAGAATCTTATTGAGCATAACGCCTCCTGTTTTCTTCAGTCTATCACGTTCATTTGTCCAGGCAATAGCGGTCGCCTACAACAACTATTCCCCTTGAAATGCCAGGGGCTACCCGAATGAACCCTTTTCTTTCAAGAGCCTCAACATGATTCTGAGCTGCATTTGGATGAAAGCCAAACCCTGACGCTATCTCTGCCCGGCTTGGAGAAAACCCATTCTTATCAATGTAGCTGCATATCCATGCAAAAACATCTTTTTGTCTACTGGTCAGCTCCATACCTACCTCCCCTCTGAGAACAAAACCTTGTACCCGATAACGCTAGGAACAAGAATGATTAACGGAATCAGCGAAGCGTGAAACCCGAAGGACTGCGAAATTAGGTATGCAAACCCTACGGACACCAGAATCATCACTAATGCCTTGCCGATAAATCCCATCACAACCCCACCTCCTTCCGTGCTTCTCTCATCGCCCCGCGCATATCATGGACGTACATCACGTCGTCATAGCCATCCAGCGTCCTGAGTAGCCGTGTAAGCGCTTCTTTGACTTTCGGACTATCAGCGTGCGCAAACGCCTCACCCAGCGGACACACGCTCGCATATTGCGGCACAGGCTCATGCTCCTTTGCATCGTACTTCACCGCGCATCCGGCTGTTATCAAATCAGCGTGATTCATGTTCACCCCCAGATAAACACATCAGCAACGATAAACGCACCAGCCAGACTAACCAGCGCGTAGCAGATTGCTACAGTCATATTCAATCCTCCATCCCGTCCGCAAACTTGCAGCACGCTTGCCAAGCATCCCACATGTCCTGAATATCCAAGTCTTCGTAGACTCCGGACTCGGTCAGCTTCAGGAACTCTTCTACATGCCTGTCATCCATCCGCTTGTACTTGTCTCGGATGAAATCCTCAAACGCTTCTCGGCTTGTTTTTACTCTCATTCCCCCCCTCCGCTTTGGTGATTGCCTTCTCAGCTTCTTCACAGAGCGACGGGAAGCCAGACTGAACAGAGCTGTTGTTTACAAACTCCTTCAACGCCTCCAGCAACTCATCGCGCTGAAGCTCCGCCTTTCTAAGAGCTTCCATGTAAGTCCCCTTGTCAACCATTTCGCCGTCTTCAAATCGAAGCACCCTTGGCTCTGATCCGTTAACGCTTGGCTCGATAATCGTCAAAGTCTCGTCTTTCATCTCACTTCCTCCAACTTTACGCATTCCCAGCCCGGCAGCTTTCTCAGCTCCTGACGGGCCTTGTCTTTTGATTCTGCTTTCACGGTAGCGGACTGTGTGCGTCCGCCTGTGTAGTAGAGTGTTGCGTGGTAGGTCATGCTTTCACCCAAAAGCGCCAGAATATGTGGCGATACGGAACCACACCAAACATGATGTCATGTCTGTATCCGCAATCAGAGTATACGAACTTCCAGACGTGAATAACTTTCATACCGCTCTCCTTTATGCCCGGCGTACCTGGCGGTGGGTGTTTACAGCTCTACAATGTTTTCATACTGAAACACATCCGCACCAGAATCAGTCCACCTAACCTCATACAGGAAATTATCAGTTTCAATAAATGTAGATGAGTTTGATTCTTTGTCATGTTTCATTTTCACATTAGTCATCATCTTGAAATCAAACATCTTTCTCTCCCTTAGCGTTCCCGCTGTCTCGTTGGTATGTGTTAAGAATACGACCTGACCGGCTTAGTGTGAAATACCGTTTTGGAATATCAACGTAGGTTTTTATTCTATTTTTGATATAACCGATTCAAGATACTTGTATGCTGCTGCCGCCACGATTGGAACCTGCCCATTTCCAATGGTTTTAAGTCTGTCCACCCTATTGACCATCCCATCAGCCACTCTGTCCACTCCGGGTTTATCTTTCCCCCAGCGTGCGTTGCTAGAGTTGGTGTATTCCTGGTGTATTCCGCTGGATAAGCACCCTCCTTTGCGTTGTGTGCCGTTGGCGTAGGCAAGTATCCATACCCTCTCTCGTATGTGCTCAGCTCCGAATCCTGCTGCGCCAATAGTTGTCCATGCACAGTCATACCCGATCTCGGCAAGGTCTTGAATGACAACGTTAAGCCCTCTCCTTGTGAGCCAGGATGAGTTTTCTGAAAAAGCTCTAGCTGGCCTGACTTCATCAATGATTCTGAGGTTTTCTTTCCATAACCCTGATTTTTTTCCGGCAATTCCTTTTGCCTCACCTCCGTTGTTTGTTCTGGCGGGGCTGATGTCTTGGCACGGAAACCCTCCAGATATGACATCAATAATTCCTCGCCACGGCTTTCCGTCAAAACTGCACACGTCAGACCAAATCGGGAAAGGCGGGAGCAATCCATCGTTCTGTCGTTGCGCCAGAACTTGTGCTGCGTAGGCTTCACGCTCAACTGCGCACACTGTTCGCCATCCGAGCAATTCACTTGCGAGCAATCCTCCACCAGCGCCCGCGAAAAGAGCCAACTCATTCATACATTCTCCGTAATGATTGTTTAAGCACAGGATAACAGGCCGGCTCATGTGAGTGAAATACCGATTATTAATAAGAAAAGGTGTTTTGATAGCGAAAAGCATAAGGAGGAAAACCCCGACGATTTGAGCATATTCAGAGGCTTGCGGGGTGTATTAAAAACCCCTCAGTACCGCTACAGCGTTGCGCGCTTGCTGTAGGGCAATCGGGGCCGTGTTGCACGCATATGTAAGACCGCGCTTTTTTGTGCGTTGGCGCGGAATATCACCGGCAGCTAGGAACCCCCGGCCCGTGGTGATTCTTTATTGTATCAGGTGCCAATAATACGCCGCAAAGCCTCCTTAAGAAACGCATTCTCCTTTAGATAACGCACCTTTTCAGCCTCTCGCTCTTTTAATTCTGCTTCGAGCTTTCCAATTCGCGCCTCAAGCATTACCTGTATATCTTCATGATTAGCCACTACTTCATTTTCATTCATTCTCTCAACTCCTTCAGCTTCTGTTTGTAATTCGATTAACCTTCACCAGCACATTGCCCGGCGGCGTCTTTTCGCCCTTTTCAATCAGCAACCTGACCACCTGCTCATCATCGCTCCAGAACCCGCAGTGAGTCAGAGCGTCAAACAGGCTCTTTGTGAAGTTGTCTATGTCGTACCTGCGCAGAGAAGGCGGATTCAGAACCAGAGACACCGATAGCGGCTCCTGTATCGACTCCTGAGTCAGCTTTAGCGCCTCCATAGCCTGAGCCACTGCCTTGCGATATTCACGGCCTCTCTTGGTCAGAATCTTCCGACCTTTAAACACTCGCGTCCACACATTGACCGACGGCGGCCACGGCAGCGTAAATTCATAATCGCTCATTTATTCCAGTCCTCGATAGCATCAACCACGTCATCAGGTGCGAAGTCGCCTGTTTCAAGGTTGTACAGCTCATGGCAGCTAATCCACGCTTGAGACTCGTTACCTTGACGTATTCCGCCCATGGTTTTCTCATTGTCGCACGCTACGCAGACCGGCAGGCAGAACCAGTGACCGACTAATACCTTGTTGTGCTTGAACGTCGCGCCTCTGGCATGGTCTACAATGCCCGGACCTGGACTCCCGCACCACACGCAGTCCTGAAATTTCAACCAGCCCTGAAACCGCTTTTCGTCGGCATTCGGGCCACGGGTGTTCTTTGTTGGTTTTCTTTGCATACACACCTCAAAAGAAGCTGATCAGCTCCTGTTACGTTACTATCCCATTGCGCGGCTGCTGAGACTTCTGCCAACTAAGCTCAGAGCGCCACGCTTCAAACTTCCATTCCCGCTGCTTTAGATTCCAGCGGCATTTTTCCTCTACTGCCACAGCATCCCGTAAACCCTCAAGAACCTGGATGTACTCCGGGTGCCTTCGGGCGTACTCGTCACGGCTTGCAGCTGTCTTGTACTTGTCGGGGTCTTCTGTTTCCGCCTGCGCAGCCAACATAGCCAGCTTTGATTGGCGGAAGTGCTCAAGGTACGTCCGCTTGCTCTTTGCGTCGCTGTAGGCGTCAACTAGCCGTTCAAGCTGGTTCAGCCATTCGTACTGTTCATTCATATACGCCGCCCGGCTGCTTTTGCATGTTGAGTTTCACGACATAGACTCTATAAAATCATCAAACGCATCCGGTGAGAATGGCCCTTCAAACTCATATCTAACGGCGTGCGCAACATAATCAAGCGTATTGCGCCTTAACTCCCGCTTAACCGCCTCTAGCGACTGAGCCGGGGTTTCTTTTAGTGCTGACTCTAGCGCATACCACTCATCCATCCCCATTCTATTCATTAGCAGTGCGTTTGCAGCACCCCGCAGCCGCTCCACCTGTGCAGCCAGTTCGTTGCGTTCTCTGAGTAGTTCGTCGTAGTCAGAAGACTGGACGTATGTGCCGGATACATCTTCATCGGCGTTGACGCTGTACAAATCAACCGGGCCTTTATCGGTTTCAACCTGAAAGCCTAGTCCAAACCGTAATTTTTTTATCTCTTCCATACCCTATCCTCTCTGTAATAACACACGCCAGCACGGGACATAGCCCGTGTGTGCGGCGTTATACGCACTCGTATTGCCCGCGTGGCAAAACAGAAAGCATCACCATTGTGTAATCCTCACCGATCCAGCCCGGGTCTATCGTTGCCTCCGCTTCGCTATCAACCAAAACCCAAGGGTGATCCGCTCCCTCTTTGACTAATTCGGGCTTCATTGCAATATATTTACCACTGTCTTTGTGCCTCATCTTCATCGGTGCCTCTCTTTCGTATAACAATTCACTGTTTCAGACCTCGCTGCGCTTCGGCAGCAAAGCTCTGGGTTATACGCTCTCAACGTAATTATCCCGAAAGAACTTTTCAGCAACTAACCATTGATCGGCATGGTTGCTAGGGTTAATTGCAATCATGTCCCCCGGCTTTGGGCTGCCGTTTTGTTTATCCGCATCCGAAACAGAGACTCCTCCCATATCAAAACCTGGAAACCAAGGGAACATAGGCTGCTCTTGTTTTTTTCGGTACTTCTTAATTTCAATACTCATAATCTGTCACCTGTAGTTAGTCGGCGTATAACAACGCCATTAAAAATCGGACAGCGTTCGCTGCGCTCTCTTGCCGCTTATGGCAAGGTTATACCGCATTCATTACTACGCTCGCAATCTCATAGTATTTATGCCAAAAAGAATCTTCCCATTCGCCAGATTCTTTTAGCAGTACTTCAGTCCAGCCTTCCGGCGGCAGACTCGTAAAATCAACATGATTTTCGATTGCATCTTTGATCAGCGAAATATCGTCTGTTCCGCCGCCACTGGATAAATCAAGACTCCCAATAAAGCCCGTAATGCTCAAGGAATACTCGCCAATAGATGGGTCGCAATCACTCTCTGTCTGTATGAGCGCCTGTACATAATTGACGCTTCTGTCTTCCAATCGCTGCTTTTCAATTTCCATTTCCATTTCAAATCCTCAGTAATGGCATAACAAAGCGTTTAATCGGTGACGTTCGCAGGTTCTCGCCCATTAACGCCGGGTTATTCTCCAATCATACCAACCAGCCAGAATCCCGCTAATTGGTTCTTCCTACCGATTTTCTACACCTGATTAGTAATACCTATCAAAGAATCCCCAGCGGTTCCGGTTGCCGCGATGGCGTAGGCGCTGAATGTTTACAATCCGCATTGCCTTGTGCCAGTGACCAAGACACCGCGCTTGCCGTTCTGTTGTATCGTAGTAAGCCCAGTCTCGGAACCTACGCCCAGCGACGAAACAGCACTGTCCGGACGCCATCAGCTCGTGCTTTCTGGTTATCCAGTGGTGCGGGTTGTCGCCTGTCATTAGCTGGTGCGGTTTCATTCAACACCCTCAACCTCAGTCCTTTCGATATACATTGAAAGATTGGAATTAACCCTGTTTAGAAAACTAGCTATAGCCTCCAGCTCTCTCGGGTCTCTCAGTGTCGCAGCTATACCCATCAGATAATCTGACATCTGTGAGACCTCTCTATCCCTGAAGTTGCATCCGCCGAAGGTGTCGCCATCGTAAACGCTCTGAAACTCGTGAATCATCTCCAGAATATTCTGTATAGACTCATCGCTTACTGAGTATCGAACTGTCTTCACTGAATCATTAACAGTCAGTTCAGCGCCTTTCTCTCTTTTGAATAGCTTTAACATATCGTCCTCTCAATCTTGATAGTCGTATGCGGATTGCAGGTTATCAAAACGGCTAGAACGCAGGTTTGCTGACACCCGGACAGTTCCTGATTCCCCGTTACGGTTTGCGCTTGTAATCAGTTCGGCAACACCTTTATCTGGTGAATCTTCATGGTAAACACTGTCCTGATAAACAAACGTGATAGTGTCAGCGTCCTCTTCAATGCGTCCAGAGCCGCGCAGGTCGCTTGTCACGGGCCGTTTATCTGGTCGTTGCTCCAATCCCCTGTTTAACTGACAAAGAAGGATTACAGGAATATTCAGCTCGCCTGCTAGGTTTTTCAGGCGCGTGGTAATATCCCCAATTTCTTCAACGGCGTTACCTTTACCCGGGAGGCTAATCAGGCCCAAGTGGTCAACCACCAGCAGCCCTTCACCTTTGTCTCTGTATCGCTCCTGCTTTCGCAGCCATGTGCGGGCACGGTTTACAATCTCAGATACTCGCACACCCGGGCAAAAATCAATCTGTATTGGCAGGTCTTTAAATATCTTAGTACCGGCTGACAGCTTTCCGTATTGCTCATCGGCCCCGGGGTGGTTGTCGAGTTGCTTAAAAAAAGCTCTATCCATGCGCCCAAGACTAGCAATGTGTCGCTTTGCCATCTCCTTTGCTGGCATTTCCAAAGTTGCATTATAGCCCGGGATGCCTTTCAGAGCGTTTGCCTCTAGGAACATCTGAGCCAGCGAACTTTTGCCCATCTTCGGGCGCCCGGCGATTACATGAAGCCGCCCGGGTTCTGGATACCATAGGCGGTCAAGGTCAGTCAGGCCGCTGGTGTAAATCTGTGTTACTTCTCCGCTCGCTAGCTCATCAATGACAGCTTTTGCCGCCTCAGCAGACGACAGACTGTTGTTTTTCTTCGCGCCTGATGAAATCCGCGCAACCTCCTGCGCTATGTAGTCCTCTATCTCAGAAGGCGCTGTACGTTCGTCAGCCAGCTCTGAGACATTCAGGCCCATCGTTTTAAACTGACGCGACCGGCTGCGCTCCGTGATGATTTTCGCGTAGGCCTTAGCGTTATCAATCGAAAGCGCAACGTCAGTCAGGTGCGACACATACGCAGCACCACCAACATTTTCAATTTCCCGCGTTTCTTCCAGACGCTCGACTACGGTAATCATATCTACAGACTGACCGTTATCAGCAAGTGCAAAGATTGATTCAGCAATGGCCTGATGCTCAGGTTTGAAGAAATCACCCGGGGCTATTCCTGTCTCCAGTATCTGGTCATAAACCGTTTCTTCCAGCATCAGCGCACCCAGTACGCTCTGCTCTGCTTCCAGTGAGTAAAGCATTATTCCTTCTCCATCATCTTTCTGATACGGTCTGACGCCGCTTTTCGTTGCTCTGATGTTAGCTCAGACGCCAAACCAGTCATCTGTTTGGTGTGTATAGATTTGTCAACGCCTTGGTTCTCTGGGTAGTCAGGGCGCTTAGGTTTACCCATGTTCGGAAGCTCATCATTCCAGCTTTCGTTGTTCAGGTAGGTTTCCGGGTTCTTCCGGTACTGAACATCAGGAGTGTTGCGGATGTAGTTCGGCAGGTGTTCCATGATTGACGCCCGGTCTTTGTTGCTTAGGCGCTTCCACTTGGCCTCTGATTTCTTCCGGCCCACTTTTTTGTTGTACAGGTTCCAGAAGTCGTCAAACGGTACGTTTAGCGGTTTATCAGCCTTTGGCGGTTGTTCAACTGTCAAGGATTCCTTGACGGTTGGAACTGGTAAGCCAGCGTTACAGGTTGGTTCTTTGCCTGTGCCGTTGCAGTGGTGGCAGTGATGTATCTCTCTGCGCTGTGTTGATAGGTTCATCTGACTGATAAAAGCACTACCACCACAAACAGAACACGCGGAGCCGGTAGGCGACATAGAAGTGACTGGTTCACTGGAAGGTTCAAAAGAGTTACTGGTTCTGGGTGACTCTGTGGTACTAGGGGCTGGTGACTCTGTGGTACTAGGGTGGGCATTCTGTAACCCTAGGTACGCAACGCCACCAGCTATATCAACGCGGTAGACGTTTGATTTATTGCCGCGCTCGTCGTCTTTTCGGTACTGCTTGGTAAGGAATTTATTATCTTCCAGCCACTGAACATGGCGGATAACCGTCTTTCGGTCTACTTCGCAGTGGTCAGCAACATGGCGGTAAGAAGGCCAGCAAATTCCTTCATCGTTTGCATTGTCTGCCAGTTTGATAAGAACTAACTTGCGGGTCGGGTTGCCTATCTTAGCTTTCATAGCGGCAACCATGAGTAGCATGCTCATTGGTATGTGTCCTTTAGATTGTGCGCCCTTTGAAATGATATGCGGCACGCCCAAGGACGGAAGGCTTCAGGGACAGACTGGCCGGTCTGATGTATACCCCTAGCCGCACATTGATTATACCACGCCAGCTACGGCGGGCAATGGGTTAGTGATCGGAAAACAGAATCACTATAGCCAGAATAGCAGCAGGATAAGCCAGTGATTGCATACCGCTATGAGAGGCGGCAACGGCAGCACCCGCAAGGAATCCAGCTACAGCGTTTCTTGTCATTTGCTCTTCTTCCCCTTCTCCAGTTCAGCAATCACACGCTTTGCTTCTTCGATGTCCTTCTGGTTGTCGGTGTCTATGTAGATTGCGATTTTCATTTAACTTCCTTCTTATTGTGTACCCAGCGTTTAACGCCGTTACGGTCGATATACCAGCGGCGTACTAGGCCGCTTTCGATGTCCAGAGTGTAGCCGAAGCCGCCTGTAATCATTTCTAGCCCTCATTTATCCAGTTATCCCACTCCTGCCGTGTGTAGAACACTCCGCGCCATGTATGCGCCTTACAGATCGCACAGTAAAGGTGCCGGAGTTCGCCCAGACCTTGCGACAGGTCTTTAATCTGCGGATTGTTGCAGCAGTTCATTCATCCGTTCCTCTTTCTCTGCTATTGCCTGATACGTCAGTGGCACCTGCTTGAAACACTCCGCACGAACACCGGCAGGGCAGTTTCGGCAGTCGGTAAGGCCGTGCTTGTCTTTGCCCACGCTGTTGCAGTGGTCTATCAGAGCCTGATTCACTTATCCCACTCCTCCGCCATCCTCCGGGCGATTTCCATTAGTTCAATACCGGGATTGTCCCGCATATATCGGGCAACCTCGTTTAGCTCGGTTCTGCGCTCGGTAGGCACAATCGGATTTGCACGGCATAGGCCCTTTTCAGGCAGGCGCTTGCGGTAGTTCTGCGTGTTCTTTGCTGCGTTGGTCATTTGATTAGCTCCGGGTTCTGATGGATGTTGCCGATGATTTTAATTTTCCGCGCGTTCAAAAACTTCATCATTACAAATGCTTGAAGCCCCCCGTCTCCATCAAACGATTCGGCATTATTTCTAAAATACCAACCTGAATACTTATTTGACCACTCACAAGTGTGTCGGACATAGTGCTGCTCTCCGTCAAGATCAATAAAGTGCTCCGACCTAACAATATCCCCCTCGTAAATCTCAACGCCGTCACAGTCTTTCAGGCCGGTGTATTGCTCAATCACCAGAGTGTCACTGCACATATTGAATACCGTATGAATGTGAAGATGTTGAATATCTTTCCATTCGTGGAATCTCTCACTTGATTTGCTCCACGCTCTAAACTTAACCTCTCTCATCACTCACCCTCCAGCATCATGTCTGCGTAGTGCCAGCGCCATTCAGCAAAAACCCGCATTGCTTCCTTGTAATTGTGCTTCCGGCACTCCTCATTGTAGTGAATTGATGCTTTCTCGCCTTCATGGTATCGCTCGTGACCGTAGTTTCCCCTCCGATACTCCTGATAGTCGGTCAGCTCAACATCGGAAAGCACATCCTCTGGCATCAGGATGCTGCAACGGTTGTGTATTCTGTACCATTCCGGCATATCTGGCGCGTGGGCTGCGAAGTATTCACGCTTGGTTAGGCCGTCCGCCTCAGTGTGATGGCTAAAGCCCTGCCCATCTGTCAATGGAATAGGCATAGCCGGTAAGTCTTTGTTGTTCATTTTGCATTTTCCTCCAGCGCCGTAATCCCTTCATTTGTGATAACTACGCTTCCATTCATAAACTTAACAAGCCCTTTACTTGATAGCTTTTCGTTTGTCTTTTGAGTCCACAGTTCACTGTATCCTCTTCGTGTCGCTGTCGGAGCGCGAGTGTAGCTGGAAATTTCTTTCAGCGTTTTCAGTTCGGCTTTTGTAAGTTTCATAGCTTTCTCCCTTGCCCTCCGGAGCGGGCTGGTTGGTGTTAGTATTCAATATCCACATCGAACCCAGCGGCCCGCAATGCCTGAACCGATGAAACGCTGTAAAGGCTCCCTGTTTCTAGGTTTTCAAACTTGCCTGTCTTGTGACAGTAAAAAAGCGTTACTTTCATCATCTTCTCCGTTTATCCATGCTTCCCAGTCTTTCTGGCTGTAGAACTTGCCGCGCCATGTGTGCGCCTTGCACTTTGAGCAGTAAAGATGCCGCTCACTGCCAAGCCCTTGCGACAAGTCCTTCACGGCTGGACTGTCGCAGCATTTTCCCTGATTCAAATGAATTCCCACGACACGAGGTTGAAGGATGTTCCGTGTTGAGGCTCGGCGCGGTTTGTTATCCATTCATTAAGGTTTCTTTCGATAAGCGCGTCAGTAACTGTCGGTGCGTACATTGTTGCGTTGCTTGCGCAGATTTCGCGTTTTACGATTTCGCCAGTGAAGAAGTCGCTCGTGGTTACGATTACTTTGTTCATTTGTCTTTCTCCGCGTCGTTGTTTGATGAGTTCATATTACCAACTGAGCCGGTCATTGCTAGGATAGAAGTGTAAAGAAGTGTAAAGCCACCTAGATAGCAATAAGGGTAGCTAGCACTAGCTCCATTTATTCGCTTTACGATTCTTTACGATTAACACCGCGACACTGTGAGCCGGTTATATATACTGAGCTGACTAATAAGGGGAATTGATATGAGTAATCAACTGGCAACAATCGACACAAACCAGCTCATAGCAAAGGCTATGGAATCCGGGGATATTGGCGTCCTTGAGCGTATGCTGACAATGCAAACTCAGATTGCAGACCGCAATGCGAAGGCGGATTTTATCGGCGCAATGGCTCGGTTTCAGAATAACTGTCCGGCTATCGTTTCATTGAAACAGGGTCACAACTACAAATACGCGCCGCTTGAAGACATCATTGCGCAAGTTAAAGGCACAATGACTGATTGCGGTCTGTCTTATCGCTTTGAACAGAATCAGGATGAGAAAAACATCACGGTGACTTGTGTTATCACTCACCTATCCGGCCACTCAGAGCGCACAACCGTAACCGCAACGGCAGACACGTCAGGCAGTAAGAACTCAGTGCAGGCCATCGGCTCTACAATCACCTACCTGCGCCGATATTCATTCACCGGGGCAATGGGTATCGTTACAGCTGATCAGGACTCAGACGCCCGTCTAGCCGGTCAGGCCATGCAGGAATGGGCGACGGTTGACCAAGTGTTGCAGATTGAGAACCTGATTCAGGAGACCAGCTCTGACCGTGAGAAGGTTATGGCGTGGATTTGCGGCGCGGCTAATTGCCAGATTGAAGCGTTTAACCAGCTTCTGAAGAAAGACGCGCAGTCAGTTATTTCAATGCTCAAGAAAAAGGCGGCTAAGAATGATTGAATTGCAACTTGAGCAGGGCGGCGCTGAATGGCTCCGCTCTCGCATTGGCATTGTGTCCGGCAGCCGCTTTAAAGACGTTCTGACAGAGCCAAAGAGCAAAGCGGATAAAGAGTCCGGAAAGCTATCGCAAACGGCTGAAACGTACTTATACGAGCTTGTGAGCATGATTCTAACGGATGAAGCGCCGTCGTTTTCTTCTGCGGCTACTGACTGGGGCCACCAATACGAACCTCTGGCCCGTCTCGAATATGAGATAATGACGGATAACAACGTGACGGAAACCGGGTTTTTCCTGCACGAGTCGCGGAAAATCGGCGCAAGCCCGGACGGACTGGTGGACGATGACGGAATGATTGAAATCAAGTGCCCGTTCAACTCTGTGAACCACGTTCGCACCGTAGTGGCTGGCGAAATGCCGAAGGAACACATTGCACAGGTGCAGGGAAATCTCTGGATTAATGGCCGCCGGTGGTGTGACTTCATCAGCTTTGACCCGCGCATAGACGGTGATGGCCGGTTATTCATCCAACGCATTGAGCGTGATGATAAGTTTATCGAAAACCTAGAGCGCCGCGTTATGGCGTTCGTTAATCAGCTAGACCGTGTATTGCTGGAATCATTCGGCATTGCATGGGATGGCATTAAACAGAAAGAGGAATTGTAATGCCTGTATCAGACTTTGGCCGTTTGGGCCGTGACACAGAACTGAGATACACACAAGACGGCACGGCGGTTTGCAATATTGCCGTGGCTGTTGATTATGGCCGTAAGGGGCAGGACGGGAACAAGCCTACGCAGTGGTATGACCTGACACTATGGGGCAAGCAAGCCGAGGCGCTGGCACCGTACCTGTTGAAGGGTAAGCAGATTTTCTTCACCGCATCTGACTTACATATTGAGACGTTCACAAAGAATGACCAGTCTCAAGGCTTCAAGCTGACGGGCCGCATTGATTCTATCAAGTTCGCTTCTGATGGCGGCAACCAGCAGCCAGCGCAGCAGGCTCCGCAACAACAGCGACCAGCGCCACCGCCTGGTTATCAGCCAGCGCAGCCGGGCAATGTAGCACGACAGCAAGCGCCTCAGCATAGCGACAGCACGGGCGGGTTTAACGACGATATTCCGTTTGCTCGCGTGCCAAGCAATGTCTACTGATAAATGCCCAACCTGCGGGAGTCACAACCTAGTGACTCTCAGCAGCATTAACCAAAAGCGGTGCGTGTGTAGTCCAAGCGTGCCGATTAAACCAAACGAGCCAGAGCAGCTGGCGCAGAATAATAGAGTGAGGAATAAATGAGCAAATTCACGATAGAGAAGAATGTGCCTATAGAGGGACGCACCACTGAATATAAATACCCAATAGACGAATTGGAGGTTGGCGATTCTTTTATGGTGCCATGGAGTAGTGGCAGCCACTGCTCAGTCAGAGGTTACGCATCAATCAGAAACAAGCTAACCGAAAAGAAATTCACGTGCAGGCTGGTAGATGACGGCCTGCGAGTATGGAGGGTTAAGTAATGAGGCTCATCAAGAAAGACTCATACGAACCAGAGGGGCTATCTGGCTACGCTGTTGATTTTGTTGTGTTTTTCCTGTCTGTGCTGGCTTGTGTAGTGCCTGCTTCCATCATCGTTGTGATTGTCGAGCTTGTAACATCAGGCGGCCTTGTTTCTACAACTGATCCGTCAGGAAGTTACGCGGCAGGGTTTATTACAGCGATGTTTGCTCTACAGCTTAATAACTGGATTAACGGCAAGATTTACAAGATGCAACAGGAGGAGAAGGGCGAATGATTGAGACAATTCGCAAAATCGAAGAATGGGCAGAAGCCAGAAATCTGGTTAACGGCTCCACGCCACAGGCGCAAATGCTGAAGTTGATTGAAGAGGCTGGCGAGCTAGCAGGCGGCATAGCAAAGAATAAGCCTGAAGTCATCATAGATAGCGTTGGTGACGTTGTTGTGGTTCTCACCATTCTTTGCGCGCAACTCGGAATTGATTTTCAGCAGGCGGTAGAGCTGGCATACAACGAAATCAAAGACCGCAAGGGTGAAATGCGTAACGGGGTTTTCGTCAAAGAAGAAGACCTATAACCAAAAGCTATAACGCCACCGGCTCTAATGAATAATTGATATTTCACACTGAGCCGGTTATACCCCATTATGTACCCACACCAACAAACAACGGCATAGCCGGAAGGGGATGGCATGGCACGCAACGGAAACGACTGGCAGGAACACATGAGAATCACTGACGATGAGGAACGCGCAATGCAGAAGGACGAACAGACAACGGCGGACGCTGAGCACGCGGTTCAGTGTGCGTTGAACGATGACCCAATGGCTTTGATGTCAGTATTCCACGATAACGCAACAGAGGCGGATTTGGATGCTATGGACGCGGCGCTTATTGAGTATATGAAAGGCGTCAAAGAAGGTGAAGAAAGCGCGTTTTACGACGCGGTTGTGAGGATTGTTAAGGAGCAGAGCAAGTGAAACCATCAACAATCATAATCCTGTGCTTTCTCGTGGTCGGCCTGACCACGCTGTCATGCTATGACCAGGACACGGATAAGCGCATTGCGGTTAAGTCGAAGGAGTTGTACTGCGCTGGCGTTGCGTTGCATGAGGCTACAAAGCACCTGCCAATCGAACATGTGCGAGGGCACGAGAATTATCTGAACGAGGATTGCGGAAATGAAACTAACAACTGAGCAGCTGCTTTTTGCGCATCGGGTTGGGGCGACTCATTCTGGCGAGCTGACCGGATTCTATAAGCTCGAAGGTACGGGCTGGCAGTTCTGGAATGAGGGTTGGCTCTTGTCAAATGCTACAAACGATCACACGGCATCAATAACAAAGGGCATCGACTTCAGCCCGCTCTACGACTGGATAGACCACAACGGCGGGGAGTGTCCTGTATTGCCGGATGACATGGTCATTATAGAGCTAAGCAATTCTATCGGTGGGTCGATGACAGTCCAAGCGTCTTTATTCGACTGGGGCGCTAGAGGCATTGACGGCATGTTGATATGCAAAAGATTTAAGCTATGTCGCGCCGAAGACTGGCCCGAACAACGCGCCGACGCTATCGGGCAGAACGGCAACGATGGCGAGCATTACGACATACCGCCGCCTGAATACGACCCGCGTGATGTTGCGTTCAAGCCAAAGAAAAGCAAGTACCACCGGGAAATTGCTCCGGGGGTCTGGGTTGATGTTTACGATGTGCTGAAAGCGTGGAAGGTAGAAAACCCAGCACTACAGCACCTGATAAAGAAGGCGTTGCAACCTGGAGAGCGCGGCCACAAAACACTGGATCAGGACATGAAAGACATCGTAGCCAGCGCAATCAGAGCGCAAGAGCTTGCCAGCAACCCTGAAGACTGACATCATGCCTTGGGGTTTTCGTGACTCCGTAACTCTTTGCCCGGTACGTCCGGGCTTTTTTATGCCTACGCATCTTGACACTTCCTTACACAATACAAGGTGCGCCGTTCCGTGGCTTTGCTACTATTTGCTTATGGAGTGAGGGCGTAGTGGTGATGCGCACCAAATTGAAGGTTAGAGAAATCCGTGATACCTGAAAATAGTCGTCTATGAGTGCCTTTTGACGCGGCAAGCCACACAAACACACCAGTGGCCACTCCATTAAATTTATCAGGTCTGGCACATGCCGCCGCTGAAATGCGGACTGAAAAACGGGTTCGCACCCCGTGGTTAAAGATTAGGCTCCTTCTTTTCTTACCCAGTAATGTGCAAGTCAGGGGTATCAGCTATCCCGGATAAAGTCGGTAGGCCCGCCGATGGCGACAGAGGGTTCCTGGTTCCTGCTCCGGCCAAAAGCAGGGCGTATTAGCATGGTGATTGGACGACTTGAGCAACGGCTTTAATCACGCCAAATAAATTTCGGTAGGGATGATAACCCACTGATGCGCAAGTCTGGATAACGGGTTCGAATCCCAGCCAGTCACCAGTCGAATACGCGCCACCTGATACCCTTATTTCGGGGTTAATGCTTGACTGTCGTGGGTCTTACTTAACATTAACACGGCGCGTATACCTAACATCACAGCACCCTGTGACGAAGAATCACCATCTAACCGGAGGTGATTGCTATAGCGCAGATAAGCTAGCGCATTGCCTAAGCCGCTGCGAAGCGTGATGTGGCGACTATAACCCGGCGTTAATGGGCGTGAGCCTGCGAACGTCTAAATTTAACGCTTTGTTATGTTCGATTAAATAAAGAGGTTGACCGTGAAGAGAATGGAGTGGATTGAAAAAGCTATAGAGCAGTATGTTTTGCACGGAGTTAGCGAGGAAAAAGCAAGGCTTTGGGCTGAGTCTATTTTAAATAATACACCAGAGTCGATAAATCACTGTCCATACTTGACGGCAGAGAAAGATTACAGAACATAAAAACGAGTTCGTGAGCCGAAGGTCTCACGCAACGATGTGTTATTAAGAGGAAGAACAATGACAAAAGCATACACACCAGAGGCGTTACAGAGACGCTTTGCACAGTCCACGCAGTTCTGCACTAAAGAGAGTCCGCGATCGTTCTTTTACGACACGGTTTCTATGGTGTATATCGGCGTGTTTACGAATACGGTAATGACTCAGCGCTGGCTGAAGAATCCGAGCAAGTACAAGAAAGCGCACATCATCACCGCCCGTCGTGAGTTGGAACTGGAAGAAGTGCAGAAAGCCTGCCGGGTGCTGCCATGACTCTAGACGAGCTTTCTAACCCCGGTGATTTTTACCTTGGCTGGCTAAAAATGGCGCGGCGTGAAATCGTAGACGAATACGAACGCACTACCGGTCAGTCGTTTCCTGCTGAGCTGAATGAGCTGGCAGATAAAGCGAGTGACACGGCAGTTCACAAAACACCCCGCTGGATTCGTGAGGGCGGGAGTTGGATTTTGTATTTTAATGGACAACGGTTTGGTGACAAATGAAGAAACGAAAAAAACACAGCATGAACGCCCGGTTTCAGCGTGCCGGGTTGGCGTCACTTAAAGGACTGGCCGTAGGTTTTATCTGCGGCAATGGCGGCATGTCAGAGTTGGTCAGCATTAAGACCGGTTCGAAAATACGAGCAGGTATGTCACTGGTAAAGGCGGTTACTGAGATACCGTTCAAGTGGTCAGTGTACTGTGCAGTGATGGGCCGCACCGAGACTGGTCAGGAGTACACGAAGGCGTTTCAGGTGGTCACTGAGACAGCCTGCACGCAATACAATCTGGCGAACCAGTTGAATCAGTTGCATCAGGATTTTGTTAAAGACGAAATCAGCCCCCGTCATATTGTGAATGTAGGCTGGCTGGCTGATCCTCATGGTAATGAATGGGATGAAGCACAGGCTGAGGCAATATTCCGAAAGATGGGCGCGTTTGAAGGGGCGGCACAATGGCAGATGGGATAAATAAAGCGTATCAGGAGGGGGTTGAGGCTAGAAAGGCAATCGACGGCTCCGACCAATGCCCTTATGGCAAGGCCAGATTGATTGAGCAGGCGTGGTGGAAAGCTGGCTGGCACGATATGGACTTGCTGATGACTGGCCCACGTTTTTACAGGAGCGTGCGTGATGATTATAACTGAACGCGACAAGATTCTGGCTGGAATCGTCACTGACTCACTGCTAGACCGAGTGATAATCCACGACCGGAAACCGCAGACGCTGAGAGCCGTTGCAAAGCAAAACCGGGTAAATCCCAGGGAGCTGGCAAGGCGCGTTGTGATTGAGAACACCAAACCAACGGAAGCGCTCAAAAACATGAAAGGGAGTACCAAACGTGGATAAGTGGCGACCGACAGAGTGTGTAATCCCTGCGCCTGAGCTGCTAGATTCAATCGCTAGCGGCCTCTCTGCTGAGCGTGTGGCGGATTTAGAAATAGACTGCGCTGACATTGTGGAGCAGTCATTACTATCCGTTATGCGCAATCCTGAGTCTGATTTTTACGACGGGAGCCAAGAATGGAGGCCGTATTACTGCGTGTTGAACCCAGAGGAAACAGTCACTGGCGATGAAATGACCGACGTTTACAATGAGTGTGTCGCGGTTGACGTGGCAGACAGAGCGATATTATTTGCAATGAGGTGATGACATGAAAACAAGACAAATCAACGGCCATGATGGCAGTGTGTACAACGTTTACTGTCCAAGCCGTCCGGGAACGTTCGAACGGTACTCAAGGCTGATTGTAAAGAAATTCGGCGGCCTTCAGTGGACTGGGCCGGATATTAAAGTCACGTTTGTGATTAATGGAATGCCGCACACTATCAGCACCGAGCGGGAATACTGGTGGGATGGCGCGTCTATCCCTAAGCGGTTTCGCTGGCTGATCGGTACGAAAACAGCGCAGAAGTTCCGCCTTGCCTCAATGTGGCATGACCGTGGATACGAAGACCGGACGCAGCGCGTTATCAATGACGTGATTTTTTACTACGTCCTGCTTGAGATGGGTGTGCCAGCGTGGAAAGCTGACCTGATGTATAAGGCGGTCAGGGTCGGCGGGTTCGTCTACTACGCCGCTGAAACAAGCTCATTCTGGAAGTGGGTGCGGGATAAGCTGTGAGCGATTGCAGAACATATCCAAACAAAATGCAGTTCCTGACCGAAGCGGATGCAAAACGATATATTCGAGAAGGTCAGACAAAGAAAGGGCCGTCTATCAGGTTGCAGGCGTACCAGTGTCCGAACTGCCTACGCTGGCACCTGACGCACCACACAAAGAAGGCACAGAGGCGAATAGAGAGGCTGCGGATTAATCCCTAATCTGAAAGTGTGGCATGTCATTAAACGACTGCCACAGACCGCCCCATTCCAGTTTATAACCAAGTTCGCACGCGGCCTGAAGCATTGCAGCTGCCACCATCGCCAAATGGTGTTCATCCCAGCTAGCCATTCCGTTAACGTATGCGTATACGTCTAACGCATTTCCGGTCTGGTGATAGCTCATCTTGTCCACACCATCCGCCCGGCTCTTGCCGTCATCAAACAGCGCCTTTTGTTCTTCAGGTGTGCGATAGCCGCCCATTGCTGGAACACCGAAGTCTACCTTGCTTATCTCGATTGCACGAAAAGCAATCGCCTTTAGGCGCTCGTCTATTCCATCCATGCGCTTAATTGAGCGTGCTGAGAATTTAAATGGCATAGTCAAAACCTCAGCGCATTCGGTAGATGTTCGTCACTGTTACAGTGACAGCCGGGTCAATCGCTCCGCCGTCGTTTATCGTGTACTTATTGACAAACAGACTGCCGGTGCCGGTAATGTAGCCTCGATAGAATGCCAGCTTCGAATAGCCGCCACTTCCGTCAGATGTGGTTGATATGAACGTCTCAGAAATTGATATTTCGCCTTCAATGAAGTCCGCCGTAAAAACAACCGATACGCCTGAAATCTTAAACGCGAATCGGCCCTTGCCCGGAAGTCCGTCGGGAAAGTCCGTGACACTGGTCAGGCTTACTGGGTTCTTGCTTCCTGACCAAATCTCATCAAGCGTATAACCAGCGGTTACAGCCTCAGTCATTCCCATCAATCCGACACGGGAGCCAACAGGGTTTGACGGGTCATAGGCCAGCACCTTCGTGGTGTCGGTCGGAGTAATATAATCGTACTCTGAGAGTTTCTTTTTTTGCGTAACGTCACTCATTTGTGACCCTCCTGACAGATTCGAAGTTGCTCTTTATAAATCTCGATTTGCTCATAGAATCTCTGCTCTTGCTTAGTCAGACGCTCCATAAACATTTCCCTTTCGCGCTTGAGCTGGTCTTTTGCGTTCTGTACTGCGGTTCGCATTGCAAAGGCATAGGCCGTCACACACCCGGCGCCATAGGCCAAAAACACTTGCGGGGCTGCATCGGCAAAATCAATCATCACGCAGAGCCTGAATTATCACCAGCGCCTGATTCCGAACAACAAACCATACTGAGAACAATATCAGAGCGCCATGAGCCGACACATGCAACCATTCAGGCATCATCAGGACGTTATCCAGATACCCAGATACAGCGCACAGAACAAAGATAAAAATCATCAGGCCAAACGCCCGGACTGCCTTACGGTTGCGCGTGCGGTAATGCCCAGCGGCCAATCCGAATTGAATGGCGATTATCCCGTAAATAGTGACCGTCAGGATGTCTAGCATTACTCACCCATTGCCGCTTCGCGTATGTTTTCATCCTTGGCAACCTGCCCGAAGGAGGTTATAAGTTTTACGGCTTCTGATATGGCATTATCGTAAGCATCAGTGCCCTTTGGTACGCTGGCGACACGCAGAAGAGCATTTCTCACCAGCGGCGACTCATACGCTCTAGCAAGAGAGGCTGAAGTCAGCCCGAACCCCGCCGTTGTGGCTAAATCGGTATACGCAGCATAACCACCAGCAAAACCAGTGAACGTCTGTCCTGTAGGGGTCAGAACCGGAGCCTCTTGCGCTCGCCTTGTGGCATTAAGAACATCAGTCAAACCTTTGATTTCTTTACCCTTCAGGCCACGAAATGTAATATCGGTTTGCTTCTTCATCTTACCTAGCTGGGTCGCCAGCGCAGTAGGAGTAACAACACCTTCTGCATTGGTTGCCTTTTCTACAGCCTTGGCAAGTATCGTTCCTCGCATCGCTTCCTTGCCTTCTGGGGTTAGGGAGCGATAAAGATTGCGAATCTCTGAGGGTTTCTGACTGAAGATAATATTGCCGACAGACTCAGGAGTTACGTCGCCTTTATCCAATACGGATTTTAAGCGAGACTTCTTAATAATGTTCGCTTCGCGTGCGTATATCCCTTTGGCGTTAGACCATCCTTCTGCGGATTTGTCACCAAGGTTTGAGCGGATGCTTCCCTTTAGGTCGCTTGTCATTGCGTTGTATACACGATTAATCATTGCCTCTGATCGAGTCGGGAGCAATTGCCTGTCACCCTTAACCCCTTCTCTGAAGTCACTTCTCAAAGTATCAAGGCTTCTGAATGTTTGACCTTCAAGAATTGCCTCTCTATATCTCTGAAGCTCTCGAACGGATTGCTCATCAACAACACGCCCTTTTGCGGTAAGGTCGGCTAGCGCCTTGTCTATCTCTGACAGCGTGTTTATTGGGGAGATTTCGCCAACCTCATCCATCTTTCCGGTGATTAAATCAAGTCTATTCCCGGCAGCCTTCCTAACCTTGTCGGTCTGAGTCTTGAGGGACTGGACAACTTCCTCATATTGCGGCTTTGCGCTAGCAACGACATCCTCAATCGCTGCCTCTCGGGCGCGCTGCTGACCCTGCCGAACCTGACCCATGCCAACAAACGGAATCGCTTCGCCAACCCTCTGAGCCATCCTACCGGCAATAGTCTCATTCGGAACCACGTCGGTAGTTGTCAGTGGGATGCCTCTTTTCTCCGCTTCAGCTATAAGCGCAGCTTGCTCTTCTGGTATTGCTCCGCGAGCCGCCCGGACACCTCCACTTATAAGGTTTTCAGCAGCCTTACCTGCACCACCAAAGGCAGCAGATAGCGCAACATCCTCGGCGTTGAACTCACCACCGGCAGCGGACTGACCAGCCTGCATAGCGGTTTCCGTTAGGGCTGAGCGCGCTATTGCGGCAGGGACGGTTGCTGCCCTGCCTGCTGGAGTGAATGCAGCGCCAATGCCAACGGCCTGAAGCGCATCCATAACAGTAAAACCGGGTTTATTAATCACGGCTCTGGCGCCTGTTGCATTGTTTGCAGCCAGAATATTTCCTTGCTCGTCATATTGAATGCCGATATTCGGAAACGACTCCGAAAGAATCTGAGCAACCTCTTCTGGCTTGGTGGCCGTTGTTAAAACCTGACCAATGAGCGCAATCTTTGACTGGTCTTCGCCAGCCAGCAGGCCAGACACCGGAAGTTCTGGAAGCTCCCGAACAGCTCTTGTGCGCTCATCTCTTGCAGCTTCCGCCCTTGCCATTCTCGGAGATGTTGCCCTTTTTTTGGGCTCTCCAGTATCGAACTGGTCAAACGGGTTTTCCTGAGCTTTCTGGACTTCGTCAAACTGATCAAACGGATTAGCCATCAGAACCCCTCCGGGCGATACCCGTATTTAGCTTCAAACTGCTCAATCATCTGAGGGTTTGCATTCAGGTAATCAAGCGCAGCTTGCGGGGCGCCACCAGATTGCGACTGAGCGTTATTGTAAGTACCTTTCTTTGTCTTCCTGGCAGTCTCAAGACCTGTCTTTATGCGCTGAAGCTCCGCAAGGAACTCATCTTCCGGCATTGAGATATCAAGAGAGGCAGCGGCAGCGGCGAGCTTGTCACCTTCGGCATTAGAAAGTTGACCCATGCCTTTGAGCGCCTGAACCTCGTTCAGGAATTGCTGACCTTTCAATGTATCAAGAAGCGCCCTGAAGCCCCTGCCCTCGGTTCCCGGAATACCAGAAAACAAACTGCTAAACCCGGTTGCAGACTCACGACCGGGGTGCTTAATCATCCGGTCAAGAAGGTTTATCGTCTCATCAACCTGATCCGCAGCCTGCTCTTCTTTTTGAGTGGCTTCTGTCTTTTTGCTTTCTACGTCAGATTCAATTTTATTAATCTGAGCTTGAATCTGCTCCCGGCGAAGCTCATTTGTCTCCTTGCTCTGCTCCATCTTCAGTCTGTCCAGCTCTTGTTGCTGGCGGCGAAGGTCGAGTGATTCGCGCTGATACTCAGACATCGGCTTAGCTTGACCGGCCTGCTGCTTCTTCAACCCGCCAAGCACGTTATTAACGAAATCCGGAGCCATCTGCATTGCTTGAATGAATGCCGCCTGAGAGCCTTCTGGGTCGCTCTGAGCTGTTTTCAGGGACTGTTGCAGCAAGTCAGCCGCTTGCAGCTCCGCGTGCCGTTCCTGCTTCTGCTGCTGAGCCTGACCCCAAGCGCCAATACCCTGACCGATAGCGTTACTCAGGCCCATTGGCTTTGCCAGAAATCCAGAAAACATGTTACCGCCGAGACCGTTAGCCATTACACGTTACTCCCGATGTTGTATCCGATTCCCGCGCCAGTAGGCCCACCAATAAACGCACCCAGTCCGGCACCGACCAGTCCGCCAAGAAGGTTTGGCTGCATCGCCGCAGCGTTGGCCGCCTGAAGGTTGATATTCGCAATGTTATTCATCGCATTAGCTGAGCCAGATGTCATTGCTGAGCCAGCGGAACCAGTGCCAGACAGCGCAGACAGGCCGGTGTTGACACCCTGCGTAAGCTGCGCGATTCGCTGGTTTATCATGTCCTGAGCGTAGCCAGTCGCCAGAGCGCCGGACGTATTCAGAACGTCTTCCTGAATGCCGGATGACAACCTATTGCCCAGTGCAGCAGAATTCGAAATCAGCGGGTTAAGCGCAGCCTCTTGGATGTTCTGGAATGCCTGACCTTGCAGCGCCTCTTGAGCGTATTGAGCCTGAGCTTCAGGTGACATGAATGCCTGTAGTTGTTTAACGGCATCGGAGCCAAGGTTGGCGTAAGGCTGTGCCCGGTTCACATAGTCGGCGTACTGCTCTTTGTACAGTGAGATAATGTCCTGCTGAGCTGCTGCTGCTTCTTCTGCGGCTTCTTCCATCTTGTCCTGTTGTTCTTGTCCGGACAGCTTATAACCTATTTCGTCCGCCCACTCAGCAGGCTTGCCCGTGGCTCCACCAGCCAGCCCGCCAAGACCGATATTGGTCAGACCTTCGTCCGTTGTTGGGTCGATATTCGAAAGAGCGTCACTTACATCACTCATAAATCACCGCCTGAATTTCTTCTTTAGTTGCGCCTAAATAGATTCTGTCTACCATGATATCACCCTTCAATATTGATTTCCTATCAACGCCCTCCTCAATGAGGCCGAACTTCTTTGAGAACCCAATAACGTCAGGATAGATAACCGGAATAACAGCCTTGAACTTAACAACGGTCGGAAACATCTGCATGAACAGCCGCATAATCAATACTCCGGCCTCTTGCGCGTACTTCCTGTGTTCTTTTATGAAATTGCAATGAATACCGACCGTTGAAGAGCTTTCAGGATTGAACGTGACAGAACCGATAATCTGACCATCAACGAAGGCGCCAATGTACACGTTAGAATCAGTGTAAGATGTGACTATGTGCTCTTTAGTGCAGCGACTATTGCTTACCCTGTCGAATAGCTCGTCATCTATTACCGAAGCCGCAACTGTTGCGGGTATCCGCTTAACCTCAATCACGACACCCGGACAAAATCGCCCGCCTCGTTGTTGCTGAGTTTGACGAAGCTATACCAGACAGAACCAACAGGCACGGTAGGCACGGCATCAGGTGTCATTCCTCCCGCCTGAATCCTCGCCCCTCTAACCTGTGTGGCATTCAGTGTCGCCCCGTTATTTACGGTAGCTCCTGAGACATTAACCAGAGTCCTGACGGTTCCGACAGGCTGAGTCGTGTAGTCAACTGCCGTAAACGCTGACGGAATCGGAGAGCCAACAGCGTACGAGCGCCCGCCTCTGAGTGAATACCAGTCAGTGTCTTTGATGAAGATATCGAACCCGACATAAAGCAAAGTGCCAGTGTCAGCGGTAGGGAAAACTGAGCTTTCAAGGTCTTCGTAATGAATGAACTCCGGCAGTGTCCTGAGCTGATTCTGCGCTTGCCTGAGCCATTCAATCATTTCATCCGGAAGTTTGGTTAGTGCGCGGAATAACTCGTCTGATAGCTCTATCTGGCCTCTTATCATGCGTCACGACCTCCGGTTATCAGTCGGGACATGAGGCGAACGATTTTTGACGGGTAGTCATTCAGGAATCGCACTTTGACAACGAACGCCTGACGGACTAATCCCCAGTTCATAAAGCGGGTACGACGGTCTCCAGAAACAACAGTGTTTGAGCGTTCAGCTCCGTAGGTATCTCCGAAATCCGTAGACACAGACACAAATACGTTCTCTGCGTCACTGCCCACCACTTGCACTTGAGGCTCTAGTTCAGCCAGCCTAATAGGCGCTTGCTGGGCATTGAACATTCCGGACTCAAAATACCGTTCCACCGTCTCGCCAAACTCCGTGCCAATTGTTAAATCAGGCTGCGACATGTTGAAAGTAATATCAGAACCAGAGACAGTGATTGTCCGACCAATGAACACGTCCTGACCGTATACCGTGCCATAGCCGCAGACCTCCCATTTGTCACCGTCACCCATCTCAAACCAGCGCCCGTCTGTGACGTTGTAGCAGAGAGTCAGGTCAGCAACAGTAACGGCTAGAATATCCCGGCCCTTGTCGCGATACCCGAATAGCTTCACCTGAGTGAATATCTGAGTGCTTCCGGATAGCGTGGAAATCTTTTCGCGAATAAGAGCGTCAACAGCAGGAGTAGAAACACGCCCTTGAGTGAGTGCCACAACAGAGTAAGAGCCGTTTTCCACCCGTCCAAGCGTGTACAGCACGCCTTTAACTT